ATGCTGCTGCTGATGCTGCTGCTGATGCTGCTGATGCTGCTGCTGCTGATGCTGCTGCTGATGCTGCTGCTGCTCGCCGTTGGACCACTCTCTGGGACAAGGAATATAAAAATTCCCGGGTCAAACAGGCCGACAAACTCCTGGAGTTGATGGCCGCGGCGCCGGTGATCTCGGATGAACCTCCGTTGCAACGCGCAGCATAATCATGCCCAAGGCGTATCACATCGTTCAGTGGGGTTCGTTGTATGAAACGTCGGAGACGCGGAAATACCGCAATCTGTCGTTCTACGCGAAACAGAACAAGCTCGTAGGCCTCGGGATCGGCCGCACCTTGCAGCATCCCCGAGGCCTCGAGCTGCTGGGCGTGTGGGCGCTCCTGGAGGCGCTGGCGAGCCTGGCGCCACAACACCAGCGTGGATGGATCGTGCGCAACAACCAGCCGCTGTCGGCCGCGGAGATAGCCTGGCTGCTGCGGATCCCGGAAGAGCCGGTAAAACTCGCCCTGGAACACTTCTCATCGACCGAAATCGGATGGCTGGAACTGGCCGATTTTGACCCAGATTCTCCCGCCAGTTCACCGGCTGGTGTCAGGACACCGGAAGATTCTCCCGCCAGTTCACCGGCTGGTGTCAGGACACCGGAAGATTCTCCCCTTAGAGGAGAGGATAAGAGGATGAGAAACAAGAGGAGAGAGAAGAGAGAGAAGAGCATGCACACACCTACGGTCGCTGTCGTTCGAGCCTGGGCGGAGAAGAACGGCGTGGATCCTGACTTCGCGCAGCTCAAGCTCGAGCAGGCGGTCGAGCGCGGCGACTTCGAAAAATCAATTTGGCGACGGAAGTGGGAGTCCAAGTTTGCACGTTTTTGGAAGGAAGACGGTGAAGTGTGGAAGGCGCGAAAAAAAACCGCGCCCCCTGCCGGGGCGAATAAACCGGGCGTGTCCCTGGAATCGATGAGGAGTGCAGCATGAGCGTCACGATCAAAGACATTATCACCGCGGAATCAGTGTTGGCGGATCTGACCGCAGAGATGGCGGTCGAATTTGAAAACGGCGGGAAGGATTGGCCGCGCGATTGGATGCAAAAGCACGCCAACGACAGGATGGCGCTCCTCAAAGCCCGCAACGTTCTGATCGAGCGCGGTGAAAAATTGAATCGCAATTCGGGCAACTGATGAACGACGAACTAAAAGAGCGGGTGAGGGCCGCGGTGAACCTGGCGGATTGGATCCGCGGGGAAGGTCTGCCGTTGAAGGGCGGACCGAATGAGTTCAAGTGCCTGTGCCCGTTTCACCAGGAAAAAACCCCGTCGTTCACGGTGGTGAACAAAGACGGGTCCTGGTTCTTCTATTGCCACGGCTGCGATGCCAGCGGCGACATTTTCGAGTGGGTGATGCGGCGAAAGGGGATCTCGTTCCCGCAGGCGCTGCGCCTGGTGGCGAACGCAATGAGCATCGCCGTGCCGGAAAAGTTGTACCAGCCGACGACGCGCGATGCCGGCGCGAGTTCGAAGGAAGCCGATCGTGGCGTGTTTGATCCGGACCGGTACCGGCCGCTGGTGCCCGGCGGCAAGGTGTGGAAGTATCTGACGGAGCAACGGAAGCTCGATGCCGGGTTGCTGGTAGACTACGGCGTCGGGGAAACGGCCGACGGCGAGGCCTACGCGTTCTCGTACAAGTGGCGGCCGGAAGGCTGGCCGGCGGAACGCAAGCCGAAGTTTGAATTTGCCAAGGTGGTGAAGGTGGACCGGCCGGCCGGGAAGAAGGAGGAGTGGCGGGATCCGAAGGGCGGCAAGAACATTTTGTTCGGGATGTGCGCGCCCGGGGTGCAGTCCAGACATCTGGAGGGCGGCGAGCTGGTGATCTGCGAGGGGGAGATCGACGCGGTCTCCTGGGCCCAGTACGGGTTCGCCGCGGTGAGTGTGCCCGGCGGCGCGAAGTACACGGGTTGGATCGATTTTTGTTTCGAGTGGTTGCAGGCCTTCAAAAAAATCCACGTCGCCTTTGACGAGGATGCGGCCGGCCGGCTGAAGGTGGTGGAGATCGTCAACCGCCTGGGGATTGAGCGGGCGGATATCGTGCGGTTGCCGACGAAGGACGGCACGAAGCGATTCAAGGACATCAACGAATGTCTCCAGGCCGGCGTGCCGAAGGAGGAGATCGCGTATCACGTGTCGACGTCCGAAATCATCACGCCGCCGAAGCTGAAAGACATTTACGCGTTCGAGCAGGAGATCTGGGACAAGTTTCATTCTAACGATCGGGAGCGGATCGGCCTGGTGTTGCCCTGGGGCAATTCCCACGGCTCGAGCCTGTCGTTTCGGTTCCGGTACGGTGAAGTGTCGGTGTGGACGGGGTACAACAAGCACGGGAAGAGCGAGGTGCTCAACCACGTGATCGTGGATCTGTGCTGGCAGGGCGAGAAGGCGCTGATGTGTTCGCTCGAGGTCCAGGCGCCGGAGACGTACCGGAAATTGATCCGGATGGCGATGGGCCGGAAGAATGTCTGTAGTCCGGAGGAGCGCGCGCAGTTCCGCGATAAATGCCTGAAGCCGTTGGCGCAGAAGATCTGGGTGTACGACCACGTCGGGTTTGCGCCGCTGGAGGATGTGCTCAACGTGATGTTGTACGCGTTCCAGCGGTTCGGCTGCCGGCAGTTCGTCCTGGATTCGTTGATGCAGTTCGAAAATCTCGACGGCGAGGGACAGGACCAGTGGACGGCGCAGAAAGATTTCATGCAGGCGCTGGATACGTTCGCCAAGAAGTACAACGTGCACATCCACCTGGTGGCGCATTCGCGCAAGCCGGAAAAGGGCGGCGAGAACATCATCCCGCGGCGTTACAACATCATGGGGAGCTCGTACATCAGCAACAAGCCGAGCAACGTGATCGTGGTGTGGCGCAATCGCAAGAAGCAGGACAAGCTCGAGGAGATCTTCCAGGCCTGCAGCGAGGCGTGGATCCGGGACAACCGCGGCAAGGAAATGCCGACGTGGAAACGGTTGCTCGGTGGGCCGCCCGGAAAAAATACCCCGCCGGAATTCAAGGTGATGTGGAACGCGATGCTGGACACGATCGAAAAGGGGATCACGCAGGACCAGAAGGATGAGTTCCAAAGTTTGGTCCTGGAGCACGATGCGTATTTCATCGTCGACGCGCAGCGTGGCGGTGACGGTGATTGCCCGGCCCGGCATCTGTGGTTCCACTACGACAGCCTGCAATTTCTCGAGGCGAGTCCCTGGAAGAGCATGGGCAAGGATCCGCGCAGCCAGCCTCGCAACTACGTCGAACAACAACCCACAACGACTGAACCGGAACCGGAGGAAGTGTCGTTGCCAACCAATGAGGAGCTCGGACTGAAATGAAGACGGCAATTACCAAGAGGCGGCGCCTGCCCATTCGTGATCGCGTTATGAGCTGGTCTGTTTCGTCGTTGTTGAACGTGAATAAGGCGTCAGTGCGGTTGCACAATTGCCTGTACTCGTACGGCAAAAACCTGGGTGGGTTGCCGGTGTCACAGTTTGTTAAAGAGTGGCCGCGCGAGCGTTTGGAAAAAGAGATCTACGGATTTGGAAAATTAACCAGGGCAGAGTTGTTTCTGATCTTTGCGCAATACGCAGAGCTGCAGGATTACGCGCAAACGCTATTGGACGGCGATCCGGAACGGACGTGTGTCCATTGCGGGTGCACTGATTCCCGGGCCTGCCCTGGCGGATGCCATTGGATCTTTAAGCACAAGGCCACGCCGACGGGTGTGTGCAGCGGCTGCATGTACGTGCAGATGGGGATCGTGGTGGGGAAGTTCAGCCTGGTGCACCAGTCGAAGGGAAAGATTTGGCTGGAGGTGAACAGTGGGCCCAATGCCGGCGAAGGAACGCAGGTAAACGAAACCACGCTCGAGGCAGCGATCTACAAGTTTTACGTGAAAGAATTTTGACCAACCAACAAATCAACAACCAACCATAGACCCACTCCAAACGTATGAACCAAGGTGAACTGAAACGGATCAAGCTGGCGGATATTGTGCCGTCGGCAACGAACCCACGTAAAAGCTTCGAGACCGCCGACTGGCCGGATTTCGTCGAGAACATCCGGCAGCGTGGTGTGCTGCAGCCAGGCATCGGCCGGCCGGCGCCGGCGAAGAAGGGCAAGATCGAGCTGGTCGCCGGCGAGCGGCGGTACCGGGCGAGCACGGCCGCCAAGCTGGAGGACATGCCGCTGATGATCATGGATCTCACGGACGCGGAAGTGATCGAGATCCAGCAGATCGAAAACCTGCAGCGCGAGGGGTTGTCGCCCCTGGAGGAGGCGCAGGGGTATGCCGACTGGCGCGACTCGCTGATCAAGGCCGGCACGTGCAAGACGGTGGAGGAGGCGGTGGCGCATATCTGCACGAAGATCACCAGGAAGCGGTCCGCGGTGTTTCAACGGTTGGCGTTGTTGAAGGTGTGTCCGGTGGTTAAAAAGGCAATGATCGCCGGCGATTTGGATCCGAGTAAGGCGGCGCTGATTTCGCAGATCCCGGACCCGAAAAAGCAGGAGGAGTGTCTGGATGAGGCGCTGGATGAATGGAATCCGATGAGCGTCCGGCAGTTATCTGAACACATCGCTGAGGAGTATCGAACGCCGTTGAGCAAGGCAACGTTCAAGACGGATAAAGCATTCCCGACGACAAAGGCGGAGAAAAACTATCACGCGGAGCCGTGTGGCAAGTGTCCGTTCAACACGTCCAACATGGTGACGCAATTTCCGGAGGTGGCGAAGACTCCAAACGTCTGTACCAACCCGTCCTGTTTCCGCACGAAAACGGCGTTGCACACGGAGCGGGTTTTGGAGCAGGCGCGGGCCGGCGGCAAGCCGATCATCCCGCCCGAGCAATACCAAAAGCAGCGGTATGCGTACGATGCGGTCGACGACAGGTGTTATTACGATGACAAGAATCGCACGTATGGCCAATTGGCCAAGGCTGCCGACGTGGAACCGAAAATCACTGTGAACGACGAAGGCGCGGTGGTGGAGGTGTTCACGAAGGCGGATGTGGCGAAGATCATGTCGGCGAACAAGATTCGTGAATCCCGCGGTGGATCCGGTGGCGGCGCCGATTACACGCGTAAAAAGGCGAAGCGGAAGAAGGAAAATCTGCCGATCGTGCACGCCGCGATCGGGATGCTTACCAAAAAACTGATCGTTG